TAAAATGATTTAAAAATAAATGGCTTTAACTCCTCAACAAATAGCTGTTTTAGCAGGGGAAGATCCTTTAGCTTATTATAGATCTGATTTAGAACGTTTAGCACAAGCACAAGCTGGGGCAATTCCAGCTGAATCTATTACTTCAAGAGGTGCTACAACAATACCAAGAACAACTAATCAGGAGACTCTTGGTGAGAGTGTGAGCAGAGTGGGAAACCGTGCTCTTGAAGGAGCAAAAAGAAGGAGAGATGCTCTTGTAACTTCCACGCAAAATCTTGTACCAGGACTACAGCGAGCTGGGTTTACTTCCCGTGGTATAGGCGGTACAGGCGCAGTACTTGGTGGGGTAGGAATTGCAGCTCAGCAATTTAGCCAAGATCAACCCGTTGGAGCTATAGCAGCTATTCCTGGTAGTATGATTGGTGGTGGTCTAGCTAGTGCTGGTATAAACGCCTTCACAAAAGGAATGCCTGGTATTGGGGGCACAATATTAAGAGCAGCGGCACCTATGGTAGGATCACTATTCGGCGGTGGTGTTGCTGCAGCAGGTGCAGAAGGAGCAAAAAATTTCATTACAGGAGAACAGATTGGTAAGAAACCAGAAACTGCAAGAACAGACGCACCTAAATATGCAGGTAATATCCCATTAAATGAATCAGCACGAATGCTAGACTTAGCTCGTGCAATGGGCGAACAAGAACTTAGTCTGAGCAACAAACAAAATGCATCAGATATAGGTTTTTCACAACAGATAAATCAATATGCAATACAAAATCAAATTCAACTTATGAAAGCGCAAATGCCTTTTGTTACTAAATTAAAAAATGATGATCTAGTGCGTTCACAAGCCTTGTTAAATACACAAGGTAATGTTGATGCACGTCTTGGTTTATTAGCTACTCAAGGAGCACTAGCTAGAGGTGGACAGGCAGAAGCTGGGGCATTTGCAAGAACAGCAATAAGTACTAATCCTTATGCTAATGCTGCTACTCGTCAATCACCTAACATTCAGTTTGGTTAATCATGACTTACTCTGGCTTTAACCCTGCCTTTTCCTCTGGCTTTAACCCTAACAAACTAAATATAACAAATCTGAAATATGGTTCTCCTATAGGAGGCATGACTAATACTTCTCTTGGTAGTTTTTCTTTGGAAAAGTTAACTCCAGAAGCGCAGGGCATGTATGCATTTGCCATGGGGATGAAACAAGACCCTTTAGATATTGAAAAAATTACAGGATTTATGGAAAAGCAAGCTGGTATAGCAGAGGGAGTAGCTAGACGTAAAGCCGGAGATGAAAGAATAGGTAAAGGCATTGATGCGTTAGCTGGAGGACTACAAATGGCTTTAGCTGGTGGAAGCCCAGAAATGTTAGCTTTTAATGCTCAAGCACCATTAAGGGCGCAGGAAGCATATGTAAGAAATGCACAGAATCGTCAGCGTCAAGAGATACCTGTGATTGACCCGCAATCTTTCCTGTCCCGTATCCCCGTTACGTACTTTAGTTAACATGGCAGCATCTATAGCAAGCTTTGATCCGTGGTCCGCCGCTATGGGAGGTGCGTTCCAGTTGGGTGCTGCAGCTCTTCAAGCCGAGGGCATGAAAACTAGTGCTGCTCTGCAAAGGAAATCTGCTCGGGAAACAGCCGCTGCAGGGTTCCTTGGTGATTTTATAAGTAGAGATGATGCACGTGCAGGGCGTTATGCAGTAGATAGACAGAATACATTTAATGCTTTTGTAAATCCTTTATTTAATACACCTATAGATTATGGTTATCAACTAGCCGCAAAGAAAGATGACCTATATAACTTTAGACCTCAGGAATATGCGTTAGAAAGACAACGTGACTTTCTAGAAGAGGAACGTAAGCGTAATCCAATAGTAAGACAAAATGCCGTAAATCAGATGAATGATGCTGCTACAATTGCAGGTTTTAGAGACGCACTGCCTGCTTTAAATCGATTTGGTCCTTTTAATTATGCCAGACTCACATCATAGGAGATAAATTATGGGTATGGATCCAATCATGGTTAGTATGATGTTGCAATCAGCAGCATCTAATGCTGCTGAAAATAAAAGAAATCAAGATTTTCAAGAAAGGTTATTTAATCAAGCTGCAGAAAAAGCAGCAAGAGCTGATCAAGCAATTGCAGATCAAGCAGCAGCACGTAAGAAGACAGGTATTGCAGGACAAGCATCATTTGTTACTAATCTAAAAAGTAGGATAACTGCTGGCCTTATTACCGAAGGTGAGGCACAGCAATCCCTAGAGGATTACTATGGTAAATATGAAATAGGCGATGACACTGGTACAGACCGAAAAGGGCTTATTGATGCATATAGTGAATTTATACCAGGGCGTAGAAAGTTAGAACTTGAATCTTTATATGCACGCAATTTAAAACGTAATATTAAAGAAGATGAATTAACTACAGGTTTAGCTAAACTTGGTAAAGGACTTACTCTTGGGTCTCTTGAAGATGATTTAAGAGCAACATCTGAATACACGGATGCACGTCCAGGTAGTGCATTTGAAGCTGAGATGGAGTCCCGTTATGGTGGCCCTGTTTTAGATGCTGCCGGGAAACGAACTAAACAATACAAATTCGATTTTTCAAAATTAGGATCACCTGCGTTATCAAGTGATTTAAGTTCTAAAACAGGTATTACAAGACCTGACTTCTTAGGTAGTGCTTTTACTGGTTCAGCAGAAGAAATAGAAACAGCAAAAGGTAAGGCAAGTACGTATGATTCATTTTTATATAACTCAGGACTTGAATCTTTAAAAGGTAGTATTGCAAAAGAACAAGGGAAATTACAAATTGAAGGTGAGTCTAGATTAGGAAGAGAACGAGGACAAGCTAATTTATTACAAGGTCTTGTGGGGGCATTTAATTTCTCATAATGGAATCACCTGTACCACAACCAGTTAATACAACAGATGATGATGCTTCTAAATCATCTACATTTAATGCTACTAAATTTAAAGAGTTACTAAAAAAACTAGCCTTACGTAAAACTTCTTTATAAAAATTTAAACTGTTATAATATAAAAGTAAGCACCAGATAAGAAATTTAAAATGGCTGACAATCAAGCAAGGCTAACTGAAATTGAGGGTCTTTTATCAACTACACCTCAAAATCATCCTAGATATCAAACATTATTAGACGCTCAGAATGCTTTAATTAAAGATAAGTATACACCTTCAGCAGACTTAAGTCAGTTTGAAGGTCTCTTAGGTAAACTAGAAGCATCTAAAATGAAGCAAGCAGGTTCTGCTGCGCTTGATACACGTAGGAATACGTATGCTCAAGGTCTTGCTCAAATGATGTCTAATTTCTAATAAAAACATGGCTGATTTTGATGATGAATTGTTTGACAAATATCGTCAAGCTGCTGGGGTAGCCTATGAATTTTCTAAAAAGAAAATAGAAGACACAGGTAGAGAAGGACGCACTACAATAGGGAAACAAGCAGAAGAAGAACGTGCTAGTACCCAGCAAAGGCAAGAATACAGTCAAAGCGACGAAGAACGAGATAATCGACAGGCCCAAAGAGCTTACAAATATTGAAGTATTTGATGCATGGGCAGACGGGTTAGATCCCGGTACCTATGAATCATTTATTTCTTTTTGTGCAGAGAATTATTCTGTTATTGAATGTTTTCTTTATGCCAGATTCCTTGGCTATGTAAGTAGTATTACTTCGTGTGAAGATTGGATTAAGCTTAAGTATCCTAAGCCTGATCATCGACGGGTATTATTAGATGAAATTAATCATATGAAAGAAGACATACGTCTTCTTAGAGATGAGATAGAAAATTGTGGGGTAAAACGTGATAGTGGTGTAGCACGTATTGCGTCAATGGAAAAAGAATTACGTAGCACCATTCATCAGGTAGAACAATATACAGCTAATAAAGATCGCAAAGGTTTGCTTATGGCTGGGGCAGATCGTGCTATTCGTGAGTTAGCTTTTATTTTTAAAGATGACCCCATTGAAAACCCATTGAAAGAAGCAGCTATGAGTGTATGGGCACGTATGCAATTAGAAGAATAATGTTGTAAAATAAATTTATTACTAAGGTAACAAACATGGCTGGTAAAGTTCCATCAAAAAAGGAAGATCCCAAAGCAGGTAAGAAAGCAATTCCACCTAAGCCTCCTACTAAAGGTGCGATGCCTGCTAAAGGTACTGCTAAAGGCGCTGAGAAGCCTCCTGGCAAGAAAGAGGATATGAAGACCAAGATGGATCGCTTACGTGCCATGAAGGGCAAGTGAGGCACTGATGGGAGCACCTAACAGACAGACGTCTGGCCCCGGAGGGAAAAAAGATTCCCCCGGGAAAGAAGCTATGTTAGAAGCAATGAAACGCCAACAAATGAATGACATGGTAAATCAATCTCAACGGATGCAACAGCAACCTTCATCTGAGTACTTTCCTAGTGCTCAAGGGCGACAAGTAATGAATCAACCTGTACCAGAACAAGAGTTCAAAGCTCCAGCTAAAGGAGGAATTGCTATGGGACCAGGTAGGTCAGGTCGGTTTTCTGATGAAGAAGCAGCTGACCTTTTACGCCGTAACTCAAGATAGATGGCTGCAAAACGCATGCCACCAGAAGTTTTAGACATCTTTAAAAATAAAGAAGCTAAAAAACAAGATGGCTCCACCATGAATGATAAAGAAAAACGTAAAGCTGCTTTAGAGAAAGCACGTAAGTATAAACAACAAAAAACTGGATCTTAAGCTATATTTGATCTAGTGATTTCTTGTAATGCCTTCTTATTTACATTTAGCCTACAGGCGAAATGCAAGAGCAGCCGCAAGAAATCATACACTTAAACCAACTAATAATTTAGAACTTGTAACAAAAGCACGAGAAGATTTTGGATTCTTTTGTGAGTATGTAGCAAATAAACCACCTGCAGCACACCACAAGGATTGGCATAGACAGTTCATTACTGATATCGATAGTAATTGTTTATTACGTATAGCAGGAGCCAATATTGATCTATTAGGCCCCAGAGGGAGTGCAAAATCGACAGTACTGGGTTTGTTTACTGCATGGGCTATTGGTATACATACCATGGCTAAAAAACCTTTACAAATTCTTTATCTTTCGTATACTGTTGAAATTGCACGTCCTAAATCTGCTTCTATTAAACGTATTATTGAAAGTCGTAAATATCAAGAGGTTTTTCCTACCGTACGGCTACTAAAGAATGTCACCAGTAATGAGTACTGGTCAATAGATCATAAGTTTGCTGGCATCGATGGTATCGGTGATGAGATGTTTACCTTATGTGCAGCCGGCTTAAAAGGTTCAGTGACATCTAAACGAGCACATTTAGTATTGATTGATGACTGTATAAAAAGTGCATCTGATATTGCTAATGCAGATATCCGTAAATCAATGCAAGAAAACTGGAATGCTGTTATTGCACCAACCATGTTTGAAGGCGGACGTGCTATCTGCCTTGGTACTAGATTTAGGCATGACGATATTCATGCAACAACATTTACTGAACAAAACAATTGGCAACAGATTGTTTTATCTGCTATCCATACAGATCCAAAAACAGGTGATGAGCTTTCCTATTGGCCTGCAATGTGGTCCTTAGATTATTTAAAAGAAAAGAAACGGCAAGCTCCAGTTGCATTCTCTTTTCAATATATGAATCAAATTGTAAGACAAGGAGAACTTTCCTTGGCACCAGAGTTAATTGTTAAAGCAGAAATTGCAACTGAATTTGATACTCTTGGGATTGGTGTTGATTTATCAGCAGGGATAAAAGAAAAGAATGATTACACCGTAATGGTACTAGGAGGACGCATTGATGATCGAATACATATCATTGATTATCGCCGAATACGTGCTATGGGAAATCTAGAAAAATTAGATGCAATGAAAGAATTGCTTAATGATTGGTCGATTATTGGTAAAGATGAAAGCAATAATTACTTTCCTACCTATTCCAATTGTGATATATGGTCTGAAGCTGTTCAATATCAGGCTTCTTTAGAAGCAGATTTTAAACGGATCTGCATTAATGACGAAGGTCTCCACAACTTGATTTGGCATCCCGTCAAAGGATTCCGTGCAGATAAGCTGGCACGGTTTAGAGGTATTATAGGGATGTTTGAAGAACGTAAAATAATCTTTAATCGGTACAGGAACTTCACTAATCTCTTTGAGGAACTCACTAATTTCGGTGTAAGTAGCCATGATGACTGTGTTGATGCATTGGTTTGGTTAGTTACTGGACTTGCCAAAAAAGGTAAGCTGCAGTTTGATTACTAACCCCTATAATGGTAACAGAAAGAGGCATTAATTTCTTGGGGCCAGATTACCTGCTAGTCATTGTTGGTTTTATGGTGCCCTTGTGTACAGGAGGAGGATGGGCGGTGAACAAATTATTTAGCCGCTTTCACGAACGTATTAATCGTTTGGAAAAACAAATGGATTCTGTGGATAGCAACATTAATTCGATGTATCACAGGCTACCAATAGAATATGTTTTAAAAGTTGATTTCTTAAGAGAGATGCAGCAAATGCAAGACAATTTTAAACTAATCAACAGTAAGCTTGATAAACTAATTGAGAAACAGTAAACACCATGGATTACACAATCGAGATTCAAGAAGATGACAAAGGCGATTTCTTTATTACTTTTCCAGAAGAAGTAATAGAAGAACTAGGCTGGGAAGAAGGAGATATCCTGGAATGGAATCTAAAAGGCCCTGGGGTAACCTTGTCAAAACTTAATGATTCTTCTGGATATGATGTGATAGAAGAATAGGTTGATAGAATAGAAACGAAATTAATATCAAATAAATGCAAAGACCAATAGGAGGATATGATAATATCCCTGGTGCACCAGGCAATACGTACGGTAATTTAGCAGGTAATCCTTTCGGCGTAGGAGGATTTAATTTTAATACGTTGTTAGCGCAAGCTTCTCCAGGAGGGCAAAACATAGGTAATGTTGGCGGGATGATGGGTCCCATTGCTCAAGAATATTCACAGGATATTAAACAGTGAATCCGTTTGAACAATTACTAGCTAACTTAAAAGTTCCAAAAATACTTGGCGATTTACCTCAATTAACTGGTGTAATACCCTCTTCGACTGCTTTAAACCATTCACCAGTTGCAGCTAATTTATTTAGTGCTTTTACAGGTGGTCCTTTACAGTTAAATGATTTTAACAATACGGGTAGTGCAGCTATTAATCCCATGGCAGGAGGAATAAACCTGTCTTTTGGAAATGGTTTTGGTGTAGATTTAAATGCAAGAAATAAACAAATAGGTCTACAGACCCCAGTCGGAGCTTTAAGTGGGAATTTTAGCAAGGATAACCCAGGGGTAAATGTAGCGTTTCCTGTAGGAAGAACTGCTGATGTGCAAGCTGGGTACGATCCTACAC